CGCCGTCGATAGCGCGCTTGCGCGCCGGGAGGCAATCCTATCGCGTCAGCGTGAGCTATCGCTAGACATGGAATTGCTACGCGAGAGGCTGCGCTTGTTGGACGAGGAATTCAAACGTCTGTCAATGGAATGGATGATGTTGACACCGTTGGTGATAGCCGAGCAACCTCTCTCGCTACGCGAGAAGCTAGCACGAGGCTATCGCATCTGCTGTGTGTGCAAGCAAGCGACAATGGAGATGTTTGCCGGGGCGCCACAGTGCGGGCGCCATGTTCGCGATGACGCACAATTTAGAAACGTGCGTGACGCGAGCGGGCGGACCAAGGCAGACATCTTGGCCGAGTTTCTACACGGTGAAGAGAAATGATTAACCACAAAGCCAACATCACCAATGTCGGCGACCTCGAACGCTTCAGCGCTTGCATCAAGCAAGCCGTGGTAACGCGCATTCAACTTGACGAGAAGTTTTCAGCCATTCGCCTGACAAACGCAAGCTTGCGCTACAGTGATTGGATTCACCCTAGCCTACGCGGGCAGGCGCGACACGCCGACAATGAGATGGTTGTGACACAACGTGAGAGCGCGTTGCAGCTAGCTGGTACTGTGGTGCATGAGCTAGCGCACATGCTAATCGGGCCCGAGCCGCAACAACATGGTCCACACTGGACTGCGGCGGCCGTCGCGCTTGGCATGACACGCGCGTTGCCCGCTGGACAAATGTATGAAATCAGTGACTTCACTCCAGACATAGCCCGTGCCATAACCGACGCGATAGAGCGCTTCGCGCATGACAATCCAGCCTTGATTTATGACGATGCGCTAGCAATCCCGTGGCCGCCACATGTTGGCGACCCCACTTGCGAGGGATACACACAAGACAATGGTTGCGCAGCACACAAAGTACACATAATGCAATTTCAGCTAGATGGCATTCGATGGATGCTACGCAACGGACGCAACATTCTGTTAGCTGATGAGATGGGTCTTGGCAAGACTGTGGAAGTCATGGGCTACATTAACGTAGCCAAACCAGAGTCAATCTTGGTTGTGTGTCCAAACAACGCCAAGCTAATCTGGAAACGCCATCTTGAGCAATTCTGCGTGCATCCATTCGACGTAGAGCTAGCCTACACCAAACTCTACACGTTTGGCGACTACGTTATCATGAATTATGAGGCGGCCGTCAAGTGGGCGGCTGCACTAAAAACACGCCGTTGGGGCCTGGTGATTTTCGATGAAGGTCACTACCTAAAGAATCCGTCAGCGAAGCGGAGCGAAGCTTGCTATGCAATATCGGGTGACAAATCTATCATCATCACAGGTACACCAATTGTTAACTATCCTTACGAGTTGTTCCCACTCATTCACTACCTTGACCGTGAGAATTGGCCAACCTACGCAAGCTTCGAAGCTACGTATGGAGCTAGAGGCAACACAAAATTTGGACGAAATCTTCCACGGCTTAATTCAATTCTGCGAAGCACTATTATGCTCCGACGAATCAAAAAGGATGTCTTGACGGAGCTACCTAAGAAGCGTCGTCAAGTCGTGGAGTTTGAAGTCGACGATGCGACACGGGCGTTAATCGAAGAAGAGAAGAAGCTGTTCCAGACATGGCAGGGTGGGCCTGACTCTAAGGCAGTGGCGCTAATCAATGCGATCAAAAACGAAGGCGACGTCGCGGGCGACGACCTCGATTGGCAGTCCATCATCGAAGAGCTAACGCAGACGCGACGCTATGCGTTTGAGGAAATGGCGAAGATCGCGCATCGCATCGCACGCGCCAAGTTGTCGATGATCTACGAACACATCGAAAATGCGCTAGAGGCACGGGAGAAGGTGATCGTGTTCGGACATCATCGCGATGTTCTGACAGCGATAGCTGATCGTTTCAAACCAAACAGTGTGTTGTTGCTTGGCGGCACTGGTGACCAAGCGTCTGCGACGCAGCAAGCTAGTGATCGTTTCAACAATGATGACGATTGCAGACTGTTCGTTGCGGGCGTTTCTCTCGCACAAGGTTACAGCTTGCAAGGTTCCTCCACTGTCATATTCGTTGAAGAGGATTGGGTCCCCGGCATCATGACCCAGGCGGAAGATCGCGCGCATGGCATAGGTCGCGGCGAAACCGGCGCCAAGTCAATGCTGATCCAACATCTAGTGTTCGAGGATAGCTTGGACACGTACAAGGCCAAGCTAACCATCAAGAAGCAAAAATCCATTGACAAGGCGGTGAACAAATGAAAACATGCATCAAGTGTTACAACGCGACGATGTCCATTGACACTGAGAAATTCTGCTCGAAGGATGGCGCCCGCCTCGTAGAGAATCCGCGCTGTGAGTGCGGGGCGCAACTCATGCAGCGTGACAGATTCTGCGCCGGCTGTGGCAAAGCAGTGTATGTGACGCTGTTCATGGGCGAATGGATCGACCGCGCCACTGCTGATAGGATCAGCAAGGATGGTCCGTGATCGCTGCAAAGCGCACGCAGCGCAGCGGGCGTTGCAGTCACTGGCGCGACGCCCTACGCCGTTGCCAACGACGGACGCGCACCTTGTATTTCATTCAAACATCAACCTATGCGGTGCCCGGAGGCGACGAAATCGCGCCGGCGCATTGGGAGTTTCGATGCAGTCAACATAAACCACAGGGGGATGCCAATGCCAGCAATGTCAAAGGTGTGGCGCAACGCAAGCGGTGAGATGTTTCACGATGCGTGCTTCGAAGCGGGCGAGAGTCGTGCAGGCTTCACAGAGATCATGCTAAACGATCTGGAAGCTGACGACGACTGCGATTCATGTGGCGGTTTCTTCCTATCGGGACTGGAGCCCGAGATCGACGACGAGGACGCGGGCGACGAACCAGACGAGATCGAATCCGACTAGCTGACGCATGATCCAAGTGAAAGCCACGGCTACGCAACAGCGTCCAGGTTTGGATGGCCCTATGATTGATGGGCGTTTGGAAATTCGTTGGGCGCCAAGCGAGCCGTGGCTTAACCTTGGGTTGTTTCCCTTTCAACTTGTGGAGTGGAAATTGCTAGTGATGTTGCTCCGTCTCGGAGCATTGCGTACACGTTCCGTGGAATTGATCTATGAATGATAGCAACCATCGCATCGTCATAAGGATGATCGATGAAAAATTTCCAGATGGGTCGTTTGCCATTCACGAGGTACGTGATGCTACTGGCGTCTCATCGTCAACAGTAACGCGTGTGCTACGAGCGTTAGTTAAGCTGCGTCTCGTGAGGCACAGCCCACACGCATTCGCTGGCAAACACTATCGGGCCACAGTCAGATGGACGCATGCCGCAAGCGTCATTGACACATACGAATACGCCAAAGCGTTGAAGATCGTATGACTGAAAACTACAATGCAAACGTGAACGTGCGGGATCTACCGCGCATGATTAACCACATCTTGAGTATGTTAGCGCTTGCGCGGGGCGTCCCCAAATGGGTTATCGTGCGAGAAGCCTTGATCGAGTACGCGGAAAGCCACAAACGCGAAATCGTGGTTCCGTCGGAGGCGCACATTGAAACTCGGTGACAAACCACTCGCTGAAATGACCGCCGACGAATTAATCACCGCGATTGAAACATTGCAAGCGGAACGCGAAGCGCTGCGCGCTGAGGCTATCGCCGCCAAACGTAAGGAAGCTATGCCAAAGGAAGCGAAGCCACGCGCGCCTCGTGGGGCGCCAGCCGCTGATCCATTCTTATTGGAAACACTAAAGTACATGAAAGGAGACGATGATGTGTCGCCAAGCGATTAATCAGCAAGCGTTGAAGCACCACACTGACTTCATTCTGGAAGGGACCTACTATTTCTATCCGCCCGAAATCCGTTGTATCTATCCTTCGCTGAATTACGACAATGGCGTCTATTGTATTGTAGAGTTGGTAAACGGCGTCAAGCTGTTTGTTGATGTTCATGAAGTTGGCAAGTTGATGGAGTGGTAAGATGCCTGACGCGCAGTGTGCCCGCTGTGCCCTCGCCCATGCCCGGGAGGAGATCGCGCGGCTGCGAGAGGCGCTGCACGAAATAAATGAGATTCACAAACATAAAGTGTGGATGCTCGATACACACGTGACTTCGTGGCAACAGAAGCACGCCGCCGCCCTCGCCGAGACGGCGAAATGATAGACCATGATCGTAAGCTAATCTACGTCGACTACAGCACGTTGGCAACATTCCAATCGTGCAAGGAGAAAGCACGCCTTGCGCATTGGCGGGCGGCTACGCCAGACAAATCCCTTGCTTTTGGGCACGCATTCCATGCTGCGATTGCAGCGTATGATGATGCCTGCGCTGGGGGGCGCCGCGCACCTAACGGTGCATGGATCGCGGAGCCACCGACGAAACCACCATTGTTAACAGCCAAAGCTGCATTCCTACACGATCTCGCCATCGAAGGCGCGGATTTGCCAATCGACTTGGAAGTCGAAGAGCGGCGCTCGCTCGCGCGAGGCCTTGCGTTGGTGGAAGCCTACATCACTAGATGGGCCAACGAACCATACGAAACAATGCTAGATGAACACGGCGCCCCACTAGTCGAGGTTGGCTTCCATTATCCACTCTGCGAATTCCAAGGATGGACTGTGATCTACGTTGGCTACATTGACAAAATCATGCGTCACAAGATGACTAAGCGCGTTGTGATGCGTGAAACCAAAACAACGACCGAAGCATTGTCGCAATTCATTAAGCAATGTAAGCCGAATCATCAGGTCACGGGCTACTTCGTGTTCGCACGTCGGATGTTTCCTGACATCATCGAATGCATTTGGGATTGCGTGTTCGTGAGCGACCGCGCGGCAGATATGCGCCGCGCCGAAAAAGAGCATTTCATGATGTGGGGCGTTGACATCGACAAAGATTTCAAACGGCAGCCAACTACGCGGCACATGAGCGACATCACTGAGTTTCTGTGGGACGCCCATGAACATGCGTATGAGTACGCAAAGTGGTTGCTATCTGGCGCAATCAGGTGGCCGCGAAGCGCGCCGGGCGCCTGTCACATGTTTGGTGGGTGCCGTTACCGTGATGTTTGCGTGCTAAACGATGCCGCCCAACGCGATGCATTCCTGCAAACCCGCTTCGTAGAGAAACCATGGCAACCATGGAAGGGAATCATCGGTGCATAGAATTGATGCGCATGTGTCACCGCCGTTAATAATCGTCAACCTAACTGGACGCGAACCATTGTTCCTATGGGATTACACCACTGCTATGAATCTAACAATGCAGTTGATCGAAGCATTGAAGGTGTTTCCCGAACATAGAAAGGTAGACAATGGCTAGGACAGTCGTGTTGCAAGGCGAACCTGGGTCGGGGAAGTCACTAATGGCATGCGCCACGGCACCACGACGCCCAATCTACGTCATGGACATTGACAGGAAAACGCGAAGCGCAGCGTGGGCCGAGCCCTTGCTTGCCAAGGGCGAGCTGGTGGTGTGGGAGTTGCAGGAACCTATAGATGATTCAAACATCACATCACGCATTCGCGCCTTGACCACTGGCTTGACCAAGGTTGGTCCTAGCACCCGCCCTTCGGGATGGGTTCTATGGGCGGAACAGTTTTATCGTTTGCCTGAGATTCACAAAGCAACGCCATTCGGCACCGTGCTCGTGGATAGTGCCACGTTGCTAAACGAGCACTTGAAATCCATGATTATGTTCGACGCCAAACGCTCGAAGTTCACGTTCGATCAATGGAACGCCTTGAAGATAGGCTGGATGGACACGTTCAGCGTCATGCGAGACATTTGTATCGCTAACGATTGGGACCTAATTGTCACAGTGCATGAACGTTTTAAGGAGGAGCCTGGCGACCGCACCACAGGTGTAAGAGTGGAGATGGTCGCCAGTGGTGAAGGCACCGCCCAACAGCGAACATACCTTGGGACGCAGGATGTGAAAGTGTGGGCGTCGATAGACGGCGCCTTCGGCGATTTGATCGGCGCCCAAGCGGACGAGTACTACTGGTTACACGTTGAAATGGAAGATAAGAAACCTGTGTGGAAATGCAGGGTGAAGCCGGACGGGCGTCGAGCACTGCGCACATCGTTCATGCTAACCGAGGTCGAGTATCCTTGCGACTTCAGAAGGATTTGGAAATGACACAAGACGGCCCGCACGTCAATCTAACCGAGGGCGAAGCAATCGTCGAGTCGCTGACGCGCCTCTACAATGTTCGTATGTCCGGCGCAGCCGCCCGCGCCCTCGCCAAATTCATCGACATCGAGATGCAGCGAATGCTACGTCTGGCAATGGAAATCATGCGAGAGGAAATCAAACACGAACTCGACGAGCAAACCAACAAGAGAGGAGGAAGCGACGTCACGTAGCAGAGCAGTTAACACTCACACCAGGAGACGACGATGAGCGAAGGCCAGATCCCAGTTGGCAGCGGCGATTTACCGATCGACACACCACCGATGGATGAGTCCCAGGTTTACACTGGGTCGCTCATGCGGGTAACGCTGTCGCCTAAGCTCGACAAGCGCGGCGGCATGTTCTCCGCAGTCCAGGTGGAAGTCCTCGAAGGTGACTTCGAAGGCTTCACTGTGATGCAGAACTATCTGCCGCTACCAGTGGCGGTGGATGAGAGCATGCCAAAGGCGGAGCGTCTGCGCGCGATGGCGCGGGGCGTTTCCTTTGAGCGTTTCTGCCGGGCCTTTGGCATCAAAGGCGCAATGCCAATCCCGCGCCTGGGCGACAGCGAGTCATGCACGGCATGGCAGGATTGGATCGCCACGTTCTACGGGAACAACGGTAAGTTCACCGTGAAAAACCAAGAGTTCCCCGAAGGCAGTGGGCGACAGCGCTCTGGCGTCAGCGATTACGTGTTCTAGGCTATGAGGATTCGTGCCACGCTACTCGTGTTTGTGGGTACAGCCCGTTGTAAAAGTCGGGCCGTGGCATGATCCACACTAACCTACGTGTCCGCGCTAGCGGCCCCCGCAACGCGCGCCTCGCCGCCATAGGCATGGCCCCAGCAAAACAAGAGATCGCCAATGGCATTCCATTCGTTGGGCCGTCTGGCAAGATTTTCAACGAAGCATTGACGTCTGCCAAAGTTGGCCGTACGCAAGTCTATGTTACGAATCTCGTCGAATTCTTTGTGGACGATAACGATCTTTATGCTATTCCAAAGGAAATACTTGAGGCTGAAAGGCAGCGTGTATTTCAGGAGCTCGACGAAGTAAAACCAAATTGTTTGCTTGTGATGGGCGCCCAAACTCTCGTGTTGTTAATGGAAGGTTACGTTGGGCCATTTAAGTCTAGAACGCAGAAATGGGCGTCATCAAAATGGAGCATCACAAAGTGGCGCGGTTCCATATTCGAAATCGCATGCCCATCAGGGAGAAAACAAAAATGCGTAGCCGCCATGCATCCAGCCTCGTTCATCCGCGGCCAATGGAAATGGCTACCGATATTCAAATACATAGATGTCCCTCGGGCTGTCACACAATCATTGTCGCCCGCAATGTCACTGACACCTCGTCAGGCGATAGTTGGACCATCATTCAAAACAGCCAGAGAGTACTTGCTGGAAGCAAACGAGCAAGAGGAAGTATCTATAGACTACGAGGGGCGATCACACATAACATGCCTCGGCGTTGGTTGGAGCGCTACGGAAGCATTGTGTGTGCCTTTGAGTCGTGTTGGAAGCTCTCGGTATTGGACGTTGGAGGAAGAGGCGGCCCTGTGGAAATTGTGGTGCGCGCTGCTACAAAATCCAAAGGTAAAAAAGATAGCGCAGAACGCAAGCTATGAGTGGATCAAATCGTGGATCTATGGGATCTATCCCACACCACTTGGGATGGACACCATGCATATGCATCATTGTCTATACCCTGACTTTGGTGGCGTTTTCGACGAATGGTCGAAGCGCAAGCGAGACATCGACAATCCAGGACACGGCCTAGCTTTCATTGTTAGTCAATACACTGATCAGCCGTTCTACAAAGACGAGGGGCGTCATTGGCGCCCCGAATTTGGTGAAGAGGTTTTCTGGCGTTACAACGCACTGGACGTGATGGTGACTTACGAGTGCGCAATGAAGATGCGCACCGAATTGCAAACCACCGACTTGTGGCAAACCTACGTCGAGCAGTACTTAGAGCAATTTGAGCACACTTTGTATATGGAATGGCAGGGCGTGCTAATTGACATCGCCCGGCGCGCCGCTGCACGAGATGACACGTTAGCTAGCATTGACACCCTACGCAAAGAATTGCGAACAATGATTGGATTGGAAGTCATAACCAAGGCTCCCAAAGGCGCAAAGCCGCGCCCGGGCGTCCTAAACCTAGCCTCACCACAACAACTCCAGCATTTCCTCTACAAAGTCAAACGCTACGCACCACGGCTAAATCGCCAAACTGGCAAGCCCACTGGCGACAAAGATACATTGCAAATGCTCGCAACCAAGCACGCAGATCCTACGCTACACAAATTCATCAAGATGAAACAACTCCAAGATTTGATCAACGATGTGCTGGAGCAACCGCTCGATGAGCAGAATCACATTCACTGTCACTACAAGATAGGAGGAACAAATGGCACGCGGCTATCGTCGTCGGAAAGTATCCTCGGCTCGGGCGCAAACCTCCAGAATCTCCCAAGACAAGGCATTGCCCGATCTCTCTTCCTTCCAGGTTAAAGAACGCCTTGCACAAAACCACAGGAAGCTGGAAGAGCTATCCGACCAAATGACAATTGAGTCACTTCCACAGCTGTTACGTGAGCTGTTCCCACATGGACATCCGATGTTCGCGGACCTAACACTGAAACAGCTAGCCTTACATTCGGAGAAGAATGCAGGCTACGCTGGTGGTGGTGATCCGTTGGGTAACTTTGAACGTGGCGCCGCGATCATGCGTTTGTATCCTAGCTTCCCACATTACAGCCCAGACGCAGTCGCCATACTATATGCGCTGAAACACTTCGACCGTATCATGTGGGATCTTAATGTTGGACGTCGCCCGTCCGATGAATCCCTGGCAGACATCGCAGTCTACATGAACATCATCCGATGCATGAACGCAGACAACCACGCTCGCCTAGAGCGCACTGCCTTCGGATCGACTCCAGTAAAACAATGAACCAATGATAAAAATATGTGGCCGTTGTGGCCGACGCATAACTTCGCTCGACATTTTGCTATACGCGCCTTGGCAAGTGGTATGCCATTACGTGTTATGCGAAAGATGGCGCGACGCGCCAAAACGAAATGAATAATACACGCCCCTACTGCTACGAAATCCCGTCGTATGCAGTAACCTTGTATTTCTGGAGGAAATATCGCAATGAACCTATGGGACTACCAAGGAGCCGCTGCCAAAACCGCTGTCTATCCAGAAAACTACAAGATTATCTATCCCGCGTTAGGGCTGGCTGGCGAAGCTGGCGAATTATGTAACAAAGTCAAGAAAATCATACGAGACAATCATTACGATCGCATGGCGCTAGTCGACGAGCTAGGCGACTGCCTATGGTACGTCGCCGCTATCGCTAGCGATCTGAACGTGTCTCTGAACGAAGTCGCCCGGCACAATCTGGCAAAGCTGAAATCGCGTGCGCTCCGTGACACGCTTCGTGGCGAAGGCGATGCTCGTTAATGTATGGCTTTTCGCAGACTACAATCAAGCGGAGTCTAGAGTGGTGGCTTGGCGCGGCCCGGTCCCTAAACTCAAGCAATGGTACCAAGAAGGCGTTGATGTCCACCTGAAGGTGTGCGAGCTGATCGCCGATGTCGTGCAGAAAACGCCTAGCATAGTTATGCCTGTAAATCCGGACAGTGGCAAGCCGCTGTTTAGGAGCAAGGCTTCCAATGCCTATGTTAAGGGCGACGAAGAAAGAGAGATCGCGAAGCGGGCGGTCCATGCTGGAAACTATGGCGAGGGGCCGTCGCGTTTCGCGTTGCGTACTGGTCTGCCCGAGAAGCAAGCCGAAGCAATCAAGGCAATCTACTACACGTTGTTTCCAGAGATCAAAACCAACTACCAAGCTTGGATCGAGAAATGCATTCGCAAGGATCGCATGTTGTGGATGCCCAAACCCGTACGCTTCCGCAAGATTTTCTACGACATTCTTAACGACGACCTGCTTCGCGTAGCCTACGCGACGTTCCCGCAATGCACGGTAGCAAGCATGCTTAACAGGACTATCGTGAAATGCGGCAACGTGTTTCGTGACGACGCTAGCGAATCGCTGCGAGATCAATGGTGGACATGGTATGGAAAGGAGAATTGGGATCGCTGGCGAGCGCTACGTGACGCGGGCGCCCGATCACCACAAGCAATCCAATGGTCAGGCATGGACATTCGCCTAAACGTTCATGATGCCGGAGGCATGGTCATACCTAACGATCCGGATTTAGTTCGATGGGCCGCTACGACGTGGCGCGCTACCGCAGAGACTCCAATCCAGGTTCGCGAGGATGAGACAATGATAATCCCAGTTGATTTCAAGACTGGTCCAACATGGGGCGGCGATGATTTAAAAGATTACAAACTATAAATGCCAGAAAAGCGCTTGCTAGGTGACTGGCTTGCTGGCTACCTAGACTATACGGCAGATTTGGAGTCGCCTGAGTCCCTACATCGCTGGATCGGACTTTGCCTACTCGCCTGTGCTAGTCGCCGCAAAGTGTTCCTCGACATGGAGTATGGATTAATATTCCCCAATCTGTACGTTATCATCGTCGCCGAGAGCGCCAAGGTTCGCAAGTCTGTGGCGATGGACCACGGTCGCGATTTGTTATTGGAGGCGATCCCCGACATCCGAATCATGCGTGATTCAATGACAAGCCAGGGACTCATAAAGATCCTAAATCATAAAGTGTCAATAGTGAAGGAGGACAAAATTGTTGAGGAGCTCCGTTCTGATGTTGCAATCTTTGCTGATGAAGTCGCTAATCTATTTAGCTACGAGCGGACACGAGCGTCTCAAATGGTTATCTTTCTTACACGGACCTACGGGTGCCCGACGGTCTACGATCATACTACAGTGCGTGACTCTTTGGTACGCCTCCATAATCTATATCCAGTGTTGCTTGGCGGAACTGATCCACATAATCTTAAAGTCTTGCCTGAGGATGCAATCGGAGGACTCACAGGCAGACTGATATGGGTTGTCGAAAACACCAGACGTAAGAACAACCCAGGTTGGAAACATGCCCAGGCTACGTTACAGCGGCGGGCGCTACGCGAATATCTAATCCACGACTTGCAGCGCGTTGGCAATTTACAAGGCGAAGCCACCGTTGCGCCCGATGCGCAACAGCTTTATGATGTGTGGTATGAAGCGCTATCGAGTCGCGACACCCGCGACCCTGAAACCGACGCCTTCTATCATCGTTGCCATGTTACCGCCCTCCGTATCGCACTCTTGTTATCAATGGCCCAACGTGACGACCTAGTCGTCGATGCGAAACAAATGGCCCATGCCATAAAGCTAATCGAGTTACAACTTCCAGAGGTCAAGCGCGTGGTGGTGTGGAGCGGTAGCTCGCAGTACGAACAAAGCCGCGCGAAACTAATTCGCTACATGCAAAACATTGGTGGGTTGACCACACGTAGAGTGTTGCTTAAACATATGGGCATGGGGGCGGAAGACTTCGACAAGCTAGTTTCTACACTAGTACAGGACGGTACGTTGAAAACTAAGACGGTTGGTAGCGAGACTGCTATCGAGTTTCTTAAATGAACTACGCGGTTTCGGCCCAATCCCCCGCCGACCAAATAGGATTCAATGCCTTGGCGCGCTCTTGGTCGGCCCACCAACCTTTACCGCCCCACTTGACACCCTGATACATCTCCCACGCCCTAAACTTGTTGACTCCACTGATAGGGTCAGCTAGCAAGCTCTCATGAAACACTTCGTCCACCAACGGCTTTTCAACATCCCAGCGAACGAGGTTACCGTCCACAAGGAGCCACCAAAAACCGAACTGGTAGGGGAAGTCATGGACCGTTGCCGAGCGGATGCCGCGCCCACCGACGGCAAGCCAAATGATCGGCATGCGCGGCACTGTGGCGTGGTCGGTGTAGAACTCGCGCGGGATGTAGACTTCGCACGGGCGTCCGAATACTTCAATGATGCGCGCGGAGCGGTAGCGCATGCGCCGCTGCGAAAGCCAAACCGGGCGCCCCTCGCGCCAACTAACTTGTTCGCCGAGAAACGTGTCTAGGAACGCGCTGGCCGTCACTTTTCGCTCTTGCGCTCGCGTATATGCTTGAACGAAAAACCAGGATTGGCCTCGTCCTTGTCACACTCGGCCATGATCGTGCCTGTGAAACCTGGCCCGCCTGTGACCGTGACTGTCCCTTTGCCCTTGCATGCGATCTCGCCGATGTACTCGCCCTTTGGGCCGGCAATCGTGGAGCAACTTGCGAGTAGCAAGCTAAGACTTAGGATCGTACTCAATGTGAACGTGCTCATTCTCTGTCCCCTCGTATTCGAAGAGAACGTCAAACTGCGGTTCCAGCCTCTTCTTCAACGCTTTAACGATCTCCTTTTTGTCTTGCGGTAGCAAGTGGTGTGTACGAAAGTCCCACGCCTTGTCTTGATAGTGCAGACTCCCGACCTTATGTTGTCCATCGTTCGCACTCGTAAGCCACACGTCGTAACCCATCATCGAACAAATGTCACTTATGACCTTGAAGACTACAATAGCTGCTAGAGCAGGCGACATCCTTACAGTGGACTTGAAGTGGAAGCTCATTTAAGTTTCTTCTCCGCAGTCTCGATGCGCCGGTCCAAAGTATTAATGACATCGTTTAGTCGACGCAATCGAGCGTTCTCGTAGTCTGTGCGTCGTGTCTTACGCATCAGCTCGTCACGTTCACGATCATAGAGAATGCGCTGTACGTAAAGGATGTCGACGGACGACTGATCGACGCTGCGCTGAAGCGCACCACCTGCGTCCGCTAGATAGTAACGACTATCAAGCACCGTGAAGACGCCGGTCACGATCACGGTCGCCGCCGTGACGAGTGAGGCCGCGCCGATCAGGACGTTGCGCTGCGTCATAGCCCACGACCAAGCAGGACGGCGACGAGCACGACGAACACCGCACTCAGAATCGCGATCAGGATAAGTCCGCGTGCGCCGTTCATCGCGCGAGATCCCTCAGACGATCACGCAGCGTCTTGGTGTCGTCCTCGACCACCCACGGACACCACTTCGTCCACGAGCCGGATTGGTAATTCATGCGAAACTGCTGGCGCTCCTCGACGCTCATCGCCAGCACGCACTGTGTCTTGGTGTCGTTCGTTACGATCAGACGATGCTCATTCGCGCGCAGACCGTGCTCGGACATCACCGCAGACGTTTGCTGCTGAATTGCGGACTCAATTCGCACCCCCGCGTAGAGGTTCGCGGCGATGATCGAGCACACCGACAGCAGCAGAATCGCCACGAATCCAGTCGCCGTGACACTGATGTTTCCAAGCGCTACGCGCAACAACCCATTATTAGCTGGCTTATCTGTCATTCAATGTGACCTCATAGCGTCTTATATTTTGCTTTGATAGCATTGTACATCTGCTGTGCGGTAACATCACTGAGGCTATGCAAAGCACGTAGCGTGTTAATCGCGTCAAGCACGGCCAGGGCGACAGCTTGCAATTCCTTACGCGCCGCTACTAGCGTAGCTTCGCTTTCAACGACTGCGTTGTCGTAGTCTGTTAACTCTTGGGCGGTTGCGGATCGTTTCTTCGCCTGGGCGTTACTATCGAAACGCTCCGTACGCCTATTAATGGAGAAGTCCTCGGGGACCAGCGCGATAGCCTCGCCCGCGCCCGGTGTAAATGCCACAAAACCATGCGACAACACTACGTTGTCCGCGGTCCGATACAAGCAGTTACGTGCCATTACTCGCCTCCATTGGGAACAGAGAAGCCTTCGACCCACACGTCTTTGACATGTCCGCCAGAATCATTCATATAGATCGTTTGCGAGATGTTTGGTACCTCGTAAGCTAGATTGAGCGACGAACGATCATTGTCCAAAACCGCGTCAGATCCCGAAACGAATTGAATGCTCTTTATCTCGCCGCCAACACCCGTTAATGAATGCAACGATCCAAACACTGTTAGCGCGTTGGGAGGAATCGTCGCGGAGACGTTAATCAACGTTGGTCCTGTAGCAGCACTACTCGTAACAACCGCGATGGCGCTACGATAGAATTCTTTACTACCACGCATGTACGTTACGAGAAGCTGCGTGGATGCGTTAGAGTAAACCGCCCCCGCATATGCCCAATGTGTATAACCACTTGGCAATGTCGGTCCTGTCAAGGGCGCCGCAAGACTCGCCAGACTCGCTAGTGTAGAGCCATTCCAGATAAAGTAGAAGTGATACCAAGTAGAAGATGCCTGCGCGCCAGTGTCAAGACCGTTGGCCGCGCCACTTGTTCCCAAGTCACACGTCAGCGTACCAGTATTAACCTTTGAAACGACGTTGGTGAAACCCGCATTACGCAACGCAACATAGTCAGCTGAGATGTCATATTTCGTATTTGGCGTTGCGGGCGTGTTAACTCCTTTAAGGCCAATGACGCTACTCGTTGTTAGTAGCGCAGACGCCGCTGCCCCAATGATACCAGTGCCATTACGCTGCAGTAGCTCACCATCAGCAACCGCGCCCATTGCAAGTATCGTTGGGCCGCCAGTCTCACGTAAACGCTTGGTTGGCGCTTCCAGAACGTCAGTAGCTGTCAACTCGTCGGTTCCACCGCTCTTGTGTGTGTCCTTATGTGACGTGGACGCGGCGCCAAGAGCGGTGCGCGCAGCCGCCGCACTAGTAGCGCCCGTACCGCCCTTCGCAACCGTTACCGGATCAGGTAACGTGCCAGCACTAGACAGCGTACCCCATTTGAAACTATCCGATGCGCTGTCGTAGTACATATACTTGCCATCTGTAGGATCGTCAACGTCAATGGTACTCAGGAGCGATTTCTTGGCGAGCGCCAAGCAACGCCCCAGCCACTCTGCATGCTGCTGCAAGCGCATCCACACCTTGCTGTAATCATTTTCAACGCGAGTGTTTGGAAACTCCTCCGCTGCTATATACGACGACTGCTGCTCCAAGGGTTGCTTGCGCAGCAACGCAACCTTGACACCGGTGGCGGGCGCCGTAACCATGGTCACCGTGCCGCCCGCCTCGTTTCCAACGCCACTAACCGTGTAGTTAGTAGTTATCGTTTGCACTACGCCATCCAGCAAAACCTCGATATCGTCTTGATCGAGGATGGCAAACCCGTAGGCGAAGTCGACAACAGAATCATTACCAGTGTAGTTGTTCCGTGGAGTGACGTCTGCGACTTTCATCTACGAATCTCCAGTTCTATTGTAGACTTCGACGGCTGCGTTGGATCGACGATGTCCGTACCTTCGAACACGCCATATTTGTGCAAGTTTTGGACTTCACGCTCCGTAAGAGATTTGAACAAATTGATGTCGGTTTCAACTTGCTCTAGCATGCCTGGGCGATCGCTTGGCAACACTTTGGGAATGCCAGTAGCAACCTCAGCACGTTGCACGCGTTCTGCAAGCTCTGGCGTGGCCGCGATAACTGCTTGCGTTGCCAGATTCATATACTTGTGCATCGCACCTTCGAATACTTCACGCTGCTGCGGAATTGGTGTCCGCTCCATAACGCCTTGCTGGCTGCGCTGCATCGTATATTCTGGCTTATCGAGCAGTTGCTTCTCGATGCCAAACTCCGGATGTCTGAACAGATTGCGAAACACTGTTGCAATCTGATCCTGTTGCGCCGATGTCAACGGCACCGGGATTCTATCGCCCGGCCGTGGCGCTGAGATATCAAAATCTGGGTCCACGTTACCACGAATACCTGGTGGCACCCGTGGCATCTTGACTTCCAGACGCTCGCCCTCCAACTTGATCCTATCTGTCGTGGGGGGCTTATAGCGCGGCCACGCTGGCTGGAAGAAACCCATCCATGACGTACCTACTGGCTGTGGTGGAATGATTGGGTCAGCGTAAGCATCACGCAACGGAAATGCTGATTTGGAGGACCATGGACTTTTAGCTGCAACGTCCTCGTAGAACGAGCGGGCACCACGGAGCACCGGATCGCGTGCCTGCCGAATGCGTGTGCCTAGCGGACCAAACGTTGCCACAGTCGTTACTGGCTTCATCAGCGTCTTGAGGCCACGTCCGGTCCAATCTTCACCACGCGATACACCTTGAACGATGTCAATTAGATCGGCGCCCGTTCGGAACGACATCTGATTCGTTAGAAACGCATTCATCACAGCGTACAGAATCGCCATGCCAAGTTGCTGATGCGTAGCTTCGTCAAGCGAGTCAGCGATTTCGACGAAGGCGGCGATCAGACCAACCGGCGTAGAACCCGGCTCCATATTGGAGATAGGAATATGACCACCATCGGGAGTCTTTACAGCGTAGGGTTCATTCGTGGCACGCCAAGCCGCGTTCAAAGCGGGGTCGACTGGACCCGGCCCCATGATGAACCCTTCCTTAGCCAGATCGTAGACTAGCATAGCCCATAGATTGGAAATGGTCAGCATGCCAACAGCACGATCTGCTTCAACGCCCCCCGCTAGGATATCCCGATATAGCTTAGCCTGGAAAAGCTGCAAGCCAGGTGTGCGATACCATGACCATTTTAAGGTATTGATCATGTTCTTAAAGAATGGAAAGTGCAGATGTAGCGGTCCCCATTGTGCAGCGCGTGTCGCAATTTTCCCAAAATGCCCAAGCGCATTCTGAAACGCGATTGTTTCAGCAAGCTGTTGCCCACGAAGCATAGTTTCGTCGGTAGGATGGAGCACACGACGCGCGAAAAAGGACGCCTTATTGGCCGGCTTTGCCAAGCGTTCGCTGTCACGAAGGGCGTCAGCGTAAGCGTTACCACGCTTCGCGATGACTTTCGTAAGCTCGTCCATTGCAATCGTCATATCGCGCGGGGTGCGCGCAGTTGTACCCAACGCCCCAGGAATAACGTTACGCATCTCCATTTCCGTGAACCGCGTAGCACCCGGTACAAAATGATGCCTCATCACATTCCAAAATGCTTTGAAGGCATCACCCGTCGCTAGGGCCATACCCTTCATTTCATAAAGACCTTCCCGAGCCAACGCACCGCGAGCCTTGTCTAGAGTAAACATTCCTCCGGCGGTGCGCTCCAATACTTCAACCGCTAACGCGGTGGAGTTACCAACAAATGCGGGAGCCCAAGCGAATGTTAACAACAAATTATCGTAGAGTTCGCGAGCCACCGGCCATGCCTTGCTACCAAGCGTCGTAAACATTCGCTGATTACCAAACACGAACATGCCCAACGTGCTAGTGCCAGCTTCGCCTGCGCCTTTAGCACGCTCTGCGAGATTGACAATGTCAGCGGCGAACACTTTCATTGCGTTGGCAATGTCGCCGCGGGCGACAGCCTCAGGCGCCCAGTAGGTCAGTAGATCCAGAAACTTTTTGTCGTAGACAATTCGTGCTGCACCTTCATGACGCAAATGTGTCCCAAACAACTCGGTGGCATACTTCGCGAACGCGACACCGTCGGCGTAGTCACCCGTTAACGCAGCTTTTGCGAGCTGATGTAGTTTCGCAACCTCGGGCTCCAGTGCCTTCAAATGCACGTAGAGTTGTTTGGTGCTAAACGTACCACGAGTGACCATGCTTGGGTCGATGCCGAATCGCGCTAGCAAGTCTGGAAGTTCTGCTTCAGCATGGCCCCGTGATATGGTACGCATTAGTTTGGCACGGGCACGCTCGAATCTAATGCCAAGCTCTGTTTGAGTTAGCGGTTTCGCTGCCTTAGCGACGTCTAGTCCCAGGTCTGGTATGTTAATCATGCCAGGCTCAGCGCTACCAGCAATACGCTTAAGCGCGGCGCGTACATTAACGTAGCCCAAACGTCGTATGGCGTTTTCTGTCATATCAGGAAAGTGTTGCTGCAGCAACCGCATGTAATCAGCATCGCGCACCGATTTGTTAGTCTGCGCCACTATGTACAATGCCTTATCGAGGTCAGACTCGAAAATCGGCTCGAAGGATTTTTCGCCAATATTGTAGCGCGGCTTGGCGCCTGCAAGATTTGCTGGTAGCTTGAATTCGCTAGTTAACGCCCGCCCAGCTTCGGTGGCGGCCTCGAATTTGGTGGCGGGCACTTTGCTAGCCTCTGATTTATCAAACAATTTTATGTAAGTCGCAGTATCGCGTTCGCCCTTCAATCGTGCGTATTCGCGCACCCAAGCTTGTTGGCGCCATTCTCCAAAGGCGTCACGCGCTGCGGCTTCTTCAGCGGAGCCTGGGGCCGAAGCTTTAATCTTAGACTTGAGTTCCTGTGACTCTTTCCAGTAACGATTGGCCATAGCTTTAAAAACGTCGTCCGACACGCCTTCAGCAACCGGCACCCCCTCAGTCTTAACCCGCTCCGCTTCGCGGCGGGCCGCTCGCTCCGCCTTCAATGCCGCACGTTGCTCCGCAGCGGCGACGGCCTCCGCAGCATCCAACACCTTTCTTTCAGCGTTAGCTACGCCCTCGACTCTCAATCCTTCGATCAACGCATCGCGTGCTACGACTTGCTCACGCGACATGACCAAGTCAGCGATACGCTGCGCTTTTGGCACTGCTGTCTCAGCTTTGGCTACGCCCTTACCAACTAGCTCGCCAGCTTTCTGCACACCTTTGGCGAAGCCTTTGGCAGCGGTCCCCATCGGGATGAATGCGCTGCCAAGTTGTGTAACGAAATTAGCGAAGCGTGCTAGGCCGGGCGGCGCCCCGACCCACAACAACATGTTCTCGACTTCCTGCCCGTTAACTTCCTCAATTGCGTTGATTGGCGCCAAGAACATCTGGACTGCGCCAAACAAAAACAACCCGCCATAGTACATCTCTTTTAAAGAATCCTCATCCTCAACGTCGGATGTAACCGCCTCAACAATGTTGTCCCAACCGTGCATGACATTCTTGCTGTTCACAGCCCAGATAGCCTTCAAGTAGCCATGCTTCTCCAGCAGCCCTGCTGTGGTCGCGTGTGCCTTCTCAATCAACAGCTGTTTGCGTTGCGCCCCATTGATGATACCATCATGGTACGTCTGATTGATGTCATCAACTGACAGCTCTTGCAGGCGACGTTGTTTCTCGGTGTACGGAAGTACGGTAGACATTATTTCAAAAGCTCCAAAACCTTATCTGCTGTAGATTTGTCCTTGGTCGGTGTCTTAGTAGGTTGCCCAGGTTTTGTTGGAGTCGCTGGTTGCGCAAAACGCTCTTTGGCTTTCTTCAAAGCGTCCTCGATACTCATGCGCTTGCTGCGAATGCCAGCGATTAGCTCATTTCGGAAAGCTTCAACCTGTCTACGTTGCGTACCCTTATTTATCTCAAACATCGGCTCTGGCGGTTTGACAGCATCGAACTCATTATTGAAGTAACGAATCTCTTCGTGTAGCGCAACTCTTGCCTGCGTGTCCAATGTACGTTCTTCAGCGCGCATGGTAGCTTCTTGCCGCTGGAAGGTCTCCAGAAACTGACTAACTTGTTTGTTTGACTCCGGCAAGCTGTCGCGCAAGCGCCGCATCTGCGCCCAATATTTGTCAATGCGCGCGAACGAGCGTGGGGCACTGTTGTATTCATCCATAATTGCCATTGCTTCTACGTTACCTGCACTGCTTGGTGGATTGTCCCACCACGACTTCAATTGCGGATATTTATCCGGTGTAATGAACGGATGTCTCCCATGTTTGACGTCTTCAAGCTCTGCCAACACGGTAACATCACGCGTGAGCACACGCGACTGCATATTATGCAGGATAGTTTCGCCTACCTTCCGAACGGCTTGATCGTTGCGCGCTTGTTCGGCGTGGGCGTCCGCATTCGCGAGGTTAAAAATCTTGGTCCGCTCAGTGGTGTCAAGATCGGCCCATGCGCCCTTGGCTTCCAAATCAAACAACTGGTCGCGATAAGCCGGATCGCGTTTACCTAGCTCACGCAGCTTCTCCATGCTACCTTTCAGGACTTTGTCATCGAAGTTCTTCTTAAATTCGCGCTGCTCCGCAGATGATATGGCACCAAACTTAAACCATTTGTCCACAAGTGTATGATACATCTGACGCTCGACGTCACGCACACCAGTAGCGAAGCCAAACGGCTTGCCAGTGGCTTTGTTGATGGTTTCGTCGTACTCCAACGGTGCGTCGATCGCCCGCTGCGCTGAAAAGTCGCCCTGCGTGAGCAAATCAGCTTTTTGCTGCTCCAACCATAATTTGTTGGAGCTTCCACGTACCGCAATTTGCGCCTCTGGAAACACATTGTAAACATGCTTGCGGAACGCATTGGCAACGGTAGCATTCGGCATTAACTTCTCAAACTGCGCAACTAAGTTAGCGCCGCGCTCCGCAAAAAATTTTTCATGTTCTGCATAGTTAGTATTCTGAGTGAGATTGACCCGAACCGCAGCAAGTTCAGCATTGAAGAGACTGGTAAATTTGGCAACATCAAGCTGGTCCTGTTGCAACTGCAATTGCTTCGTAATTTGAGCCTGCCGCGTAGCCACATCGCCGACGAATTGTGCGATAGCACCACCAGCTTGCACAAGACCGGCACCAATGTTGGTACTCTCTGGGACGTGGATTGCGCTAGGTGTGCCCGACGAAACCTGTCGTCCCTGTGCTGTGTATTGCGTTATGTTAGGCATTATTGCTCACGTCCCATGGTGCGCTTGTTGGTTAACCAACACCGTGGTAACGGTTCGCGGCTGGGCGGCGCGATACGCACCAATGCCGCCACCAACCGCGCTAAAAACGCCGCCAGCGATCTGCATTGGAATGCCAGCGCGCAACACGTCACGACGATAGCGTGCGATGCCAGCTTCGAAACGCGAAGCCCCAGCGGCAGTGGCGCCCGCGCGCTTAATGCTCAATGCTTCTAGTTCGCCCTGCGTAGCAAGGTCGATGGCTTGCTCTAATGGCGTACCTACCGATGGATCTACACCGCTAGCAGAGAAAATAGCCGCTTGCTTGCCAGCAAGCAACGCTATACGACGCCTATGTTGACGCTCTTCAAACGCAGCACTTTCCTCCGCGTTCTGCGCCTCGACTTCACGTTGCTTGCGAATCGCATCACTAGCCTGTGCCTGCTGCTCAGAAGCTTGCACAGCACTGTAGGTACTGATTGCAACACCAACGATCACTGCAGCTGCCGCAGCGTATTCCGCCATCTAACTCACCCATTCGTAACGAATGACGTCCTTGCGTGCGCTCGTGTAGGACCGGGCGCGCCCATTCTCCCGATTGAAACCTAACGCCCGAGCCCATGCCCCGTTTCGTTTGCTATCAGCGAGCACCACCAATTCTATTCTGTGAAGTTTGAACGCTCTGATGATATCATGTAACGCATGGCGCACCATTCTAGTAACCCAGATTGGATACAACTCGATATCATGTGAGAACACAGCCCATGCGATACCCATACCAGGCCACGTTAGAATGACGCCAGCGCACCCGATAATGCGGTCATCGCAGAATGCTGTGAATGCGGGGCCACGGCGCTCCTTGTCCACTGCACTGCGAATGGATTCTTCGTAATCCGCATCACGATGGATGAAACCCACCAAATGTTCAGCGCGAAAAGGCGCCAGCCGCAAGTTAGCCAAGGGTGCCAAACTCCACTTCACCAAACAAAGCTAGCACTGTCATCGGATATGGCTTGTCGCGAAGCAATGTGACAGCGCCATCTGTGTCAGTGACCGCGTAGGTTGTGATTTCGACATCGCCAGTGTAGAGTGGGCGTGTCGTCAACGGCACGGTTGGGTAAACCAACTCAATGCCATTGAGCTTGCCGCCCATTGAATTCAAAACCCGCGCCCATAGCTTCTTCCACGAGCGCGGCAAGCCTTCGACCATCATTCCTTCGACGGCTGGGCGCATCGTAGTCAATGTGCCATCGAAATGCAAGCCAACTTCGGCGGTTTCCGACGCCGCTTCCGTCAAGGTTATCTGTGCCGATGCCACCACCTTGGTTCCACGATACGAACCATCAGTGATAACGTCCACGGTTTTGCCTTCCAGGTGACCCAAGCCGGTCAAGACCGTGGTTGGCGTACCCGCGAGATCGTAAACTTTGGCACAGTCTGTCTCGATGGAAGTCCACGCCCGCCCTGCCAGTTCGCTCGCGTCCTCGTCGAAAACTTCTACATAACGCTTCGTAACACCATTTATGGTCCGCTTAACGAGCGCCCAAACTTGATCTGGACTAGGTGCCACTTGTGGAATGACACCATGCGACTCAAACGTGCCTTCAGTGGTCAATCTAGTGAACCCAACAACTTTCTCATTCTTGAAATAGGTTAGCGTTATCGCTTGTCCGTCCTCGCGTACATAGTAAATCCGAGGATCAGGTCGCGTAGCGAACGCTGATGGCCCAAGCCGGATACCACTTGCAGTGATATGTTCCGCCAACCCCGTGATCTCGGGTGTGTCGAACCCGTCCTCTTCGAGATCAAAGCCGATGAGCAAAACTTTGCGCCTACTACGATCAACGAAGATCGTTCGGCGACCAATGACCACAGGTTGAATGCTGGCGCTACCATGTCCCGTGATTCTCGTCACCAAAGGCGTGACGTCACCGCCCAACGGCTCATTTTCGCGCCCAGACGTCACGCGATGCTCCGATCCAGCGGAACCGATGAACATATCTATGTTATCAGCGATCCATTCTAGCTGATTCAGCGCCCGACTTGCGATTGTGTACTCCAAAGCACGATCTGCTTCGGCGCCCACCGCGTAACCATCGAAATTATCCGATTGTGATAGCCAAAAGCTTGTTTTTTGCTTCGGAGTGCGCGCTTGACCAAGACGACCTTGATAAAATTCGCCGGTAGCAGGGAAACCATTGGTTGTAGACCACGATTCTATCTCCAAAGTCCACGCACCAGCAGGCGCCGCGGCTGGATTTGCATCGTCGGTGCCGGCCATCACACTTTTGATCTCGCCCTTGACTTGCGTAACCGAGTCAAATTGTGTGATTTTGACCAGACCACCGTAAATTGTGATAAATTTACCAACATCTGCGGCACGAAATGCATTGCCGCCCGCTACAAGCGTAACTTGAGTGCCCACAGGCTCCTTTTTGTCCGGATCAAGCGTCACCTGTGGTGACAAACGCAGAAGCCAATCGCCCGCCGGGATCGGACCGGTGCCTGGAAACGTGGCTAAGATATCAGCCCGAACATGGTCGTTCGGCGAAGCCGTATCGCCGGCGCTCGCGCCGAATGCTACAATGGTGGCATAGGACGATCCGTAGATGATTTGGCGCCCGATGTCGCCCGCCAAGAAAACCGCCGCTGAAGCAGTGAAGATTACGCTAGTGCCGGTAGTCGCGGCGGGCGTCAGGGTGACAGTGCCACCCGAAATGTCTGTGTCGTCTTCGAACGAAGGCGGTGGGTCGTAGACCGCTGGCAAAATGGTCCAGCTGGTATCCGAAATCCTAGACAACTTTTGTTGTGGAACATCAGGATGGAACAGAAACAGCACGTCCACAGACTGTGTGAAATGTATGTTACGTAGCTGGGCTTCGGTGTACGGAGATGCGATCTCTACCGGGATACCACCAGACAGAATCGGCGCTTTGTCCTTGTAGAAGCGAATGTAAGTATCACCAAACTCCAACATGTAGGAGGCAGCAACGCTAGCCTGGAATGGGATCAAGATTGTGTCTTTGGTAGAATGTTTGACTTCGGCGACAAAGCGCGTGCCAGGCCGCGACCGGGCGCCGCCTTGGCGCAGCACAAGCCAATTCTCTAGCGTACGACACCCCTCGAAGTACGCCGCCAGATCAGGGCGCCCCTCAACGAGTGGCGACAACTCACCTTTCGAAAAGTTGGTCAGTAGCCTACGAACAGTCGCCAATTAGCGCCCCCACGTAAGATCGTCAACCGCGTATGCAAGCACACTACCTTCTTGGCCGTCAACGGCCGCTGCCAACGGCAACAACAGACCCATCGCCTGCTCTAACAGAGCTTTGGACAAACCTGGGTCCTTACGGATTGGCAGTGCCAGCTTGCTAGCAAGCCATGCTGACGCTGCCTGATAAAACAGCGCATCCCATAGATTGGGATTCTCGACGTCCTTCACGTACACAATCTTGGCTTGCCCATCGTTAGAATAGAGACTACGCCCCTCGACTTTATAAAACCCTTGGAAGATCATCCAAGCATCCGGATCAAACGTGGTGTTAGCAACAATGTTGCCATTGTAAACCTTGATCTTCACAAGATCCGCAGGCAATGCGTATGCATAGGAAAACTCGAATAGCGGAGCTACTGCTTCCTGTGCGAGCTCGACGCGATCTTCGGCAAAGTTCCAGTGGTGTGCGCGCAATAACGCTTTGCGCAACTGTGGCCAGTATGTTTTGCACCAAACCGCATTTGGCGTGCCATCGTCGATGCTGGCAATCGCGGGTTGGCTAATCTGACCTAGAGCGTCATTCAAGAAATCTGTCTCACTTGCCATTTAACATTCCTCGCAGGTCGCCTAGCCACTCGCGCGTAGCGGGCGCCTGTTGCCAAGTCTCAAACACGATCCGATCATCACGGCAAAGCTTGTGACTCTCATAACTTGCATCGTAAGGTGCTTTGCCAACTGACCAATGCAAGTGATCGTAAACCACATCAGCGCGGTAATGTAGACGCCCAATCTCGCTGCCAATGTGCATCCACGCGTTGTCACCATAGATTGCGCGCAAACCTGGTAGCGCAAACCAGCCAACAGCACGTGCAAGGTCGCCGCCGACAACGTGATGGGTACACAGCTTTTCACGCTGGATCGTATCGTCAGGCCACGCCACATTCCAGGCGCCCGCAGCGCCCGCTAGTATGGTATCCCAACCATTGGTTTGCGGAACAACATCGTCCGAGACCAAACCGTAGAACGGCTCGTGATGAAATAATGCAAAGGCATGGTTTAGTTTGGGACCGACGCCTTGTGGCTCGGATGGTGTGTAGAGACGAAGCCAATTCTTTGGCAGCGCAAGCTTGCGATACTCCGGCAATGTCGAATCGTCTTCATCCATGATGACCAAAACGCGCATGACGGCGTCGGTTTTTACATACGCAGCCGCAAACCTCGCTAAGCCTGCTGGGCGTCCTCTAGTTGGTAACAGGTACACGCCCATCCTCCCACACTTGTCTCAACGAGTGTCCCTCGGGAAGATCGTGCGGCTTAGGCTCCCCATGAAAACACACGATACGAGCACCTGCCGGTACGATCTTTGTGCAATGCACCTTGTAGCTAACAATCTTATCGGGAAACATGTCTTGCCATAGATCAGCACGAGGGACCACACAACGGATCAAGTCCTGATCGCCATGCATCGTTTTGATATAGTGTTGTGCGCGGTAGCGAAAGGCGTCCCAGATAGCAGAGCGACCAAACCCAGGCGCGATTGACATTATCGCGCTACCGAATCCAGTCGGCACGTAGAAATCACGTAGAATGGCAAATGGACCATCGTAGTCGAACAAGAAGTCGATGTTACCGACGATCACAGTATCGAGGTCCATGAACACAACACGGGAACCCGCAAGCGCGGGATGTGGCTTGAAAAGTACGAGTTTGGCCCACCATCCCGGATCGCTGGTCTCAATTGGGGCTGTTGCACAGGTGATTCCCTTGGGATCGTCCGTCAAACAAAGGAAGCCCACGCCTGACATCGTATGCGTAAGTACCGCCCGCGCCAATCTATTGACGTATTCAGGACCGTACTTGTCACCAACCTTCACAGTGACGATCATTGCGTTTTCACCACTTTAACGCGCGGCGTTTCGGTGGGCGCCTCGCGTACAGGCACCACGTTAGCTGGTCCAACATATTCCTTCACTGGGACAACGCCAATGTCCCACGCGCCAACGGTTTCCACAGGAACGACGTTCCGCGTCTGGCCTACAAGGTATCTCACAGGAACCACACCACCACGAGTCCACGAGATCGCCGCCCCGACATCGATAAGCGGCGGTTCGGTGCCAAGCCAGTGCGTGTCATGCCAGTGCTGGCCGACAAAGTGCTTTTGTGCCCAATGGCTCTCTGGCGCGGGCGTGAGAGCCAATGCCCAATGTTTGTCATACCAATGAGCATCGACCGTATCTTTAGGATGCCAGTGTCTCCGTGCCATTAGGCAATGACGCTACCAGTACGTTCGCCATCGCTGGCGCCATAAGTGACGGTAACCTTGGTCGTAGTGCCATCACGCTTCTTGAAGGCGACTGTACTTCCCGAGGGCGCAGCCACACCAAACAACGCCGCCAAGATTGATTCCATGTAGTCGGCGAACGCGACACCATCAACGTTTGCCAACGAGTAACCAGTCTTGCTACCTGCGGCCACGACGACGCCGTCGGTGCCGGTGTCGGCAAGGATCGCGTCGACGTTTGCGTCAACGACAGCCAAGGCGGCGTCGAGTGTGGTCCCCGTGTCGACGAGGATCGCATCCACGTTGGCATCGACCACCGCTAGCGCCGCGTCGAGCGTCGTGCCGGTATCGACGAGAATCGCCGCCGTGTCGGTCTTGATCGCAGCGATATTCGTAGCGTTGTCAACTGTCTGTGGGAACGTCGTGTATACCTGTACAGTTACGGGAATAGCGCCCGTGCCTGTGAACGTAAATGCAACAATGTCTCCGTTGGTTTCAGGCTGCGTCGGGATGTAAGAATGATACCCATTGCCTTCATGAGTCGGACCAGTGCCGCCGCCCGCACTCTGTGTACCACCGTCGATGGTTACGACGACCGATACAGCGCCCGTAAATGCAGTGCCATCGGCCGCTGTTATCATCTGTGCGCCGATAACTTGGCTAGCGACGTTTTTCTTCATTAATGTACCCCGATAAGGATGTTAGAACGAGCGGCCCAGGAGGGCTGAAATGTCGGCGCAGCGGCGCCAGGAATTGAGTATCGTCGCCTGATGATGGGACGGAGGAAGGCGTAAGGTTCATTCCACAACCAGCGGAATTCTTCCGCAGCCACTTCTCGATGCCACATCAGCAACCAATACGGCGTGTTTCGCGTCGCGCCATACTGCGACATGATCGCGCAATTCGTTAGTCCGCCAGTTAGATGATGCGACGTCGGGAGCGACGTGGTGTCGGTTGCAATGAGAGCACCATCAAAATATCCGCGCGCTGTTCCAGCAGCCCACGACAAGCCGGGTTGGTGTGGAACATTCAGTGCTAACGACGGCGTGAGCTGTATGGACAGTACTTCGACCTGTGCTGGATAATCCGCCATGCGCGCATCGAGAGCGCTGCCGGCCGCAATGAACCGCGTCGCACGACCACCATACAGGCCACTAACTTCGTGCCATACCGCACCGCTGTTGTAAGGAAGTCCATACATCGCATGCGAATAGGGGGACGTCGTCGTGGGCGAGATGTTCTGACTCACGTTGATCTGCCCAGAGGTGTCAGCTACAATTCGTAGCCCGACACCAACCTGCGTCACATACGGGTAGACCGGTTGACCTCCGCTATGAGTCACCGAGCCGTTCTCAGCGTAGTCACGACCAAACGGTACATCACCCGGCAGATACATCCACACACGGTGGATACCTCGCATGAGCGGATGACTACGGTCAAGCTCGGCCGTGCCATAGCGCGGCTGTTGGTGCTTATCAGGCCACAACGCCGACGTGAATCGCCGATGGCCTCCGGCGATGGTGACCTGTGCTGGGATGGAATACTTGCGCCGCACGACCGGGCGCAGGAAGGCGTAGAACTCGCCGGTGCCAAGCTGGAGTTGTTCGCTGTCCGTGAGTTGACGATCCCAGGCGTAAATCAGCAGGCTGCGGCCCTGTGGACGATCCGCGCCAACGCCAGAAGAAAGCCAACGAAAGTCTTTCCCTGTCGCCCAGGGTCGGTGGGCCGTTGGGTTCGTATTTGTGCCCTTAAGGACGCCATCAAGGTAACCTTTGAGCCCGGCAGCTCCCCAAGAACCACCAACGGCACGCATGGACGATGTACCGATGTCTCCGAGCGAAACCGAATAGCCGGTAAAACCAGAATCCACAATACCGACGAGGGTGTTGTTTGAGTTCCACGCATTCACGGCTGCGAAATCTCGCTGCCCAGCCTGAAGGTTAAAAATATGGCGATCATTGTTATCGTCAACGGGCTGATAGACCGTAAACACGCTAATTGGCTGCGTCGTACTCGCAGTAAGCCATGGATCAGTGGAACGATTTAGAAAGGCCGTCGCATCGTTGTTTGCAAAGGCCGTTTGCCCGTAACGAGACAGCGCTGGTATCGGATCTGTACCACCTGTTCCCCAAGGATCAGTGCGAACCAAATCATTGGGGATTGGCTGCGTCCCGTCGAACACAATCGAGGCAACACGCAACCCCCGCGCCAGCGGATGCCCCCAGTCGATCTCCGCTGCGCCGAACGGAGGTTTAACCCTCGGGTCCGGCCACAGCGGAGTCCGCTTTTTGACGTAGATCACTAACTACTGACCTTCGTCGGAGAAGCTGTAGAGGGTCACCTTCGAGCCGGACGCAGGGAACGCCTGACCGGCGCTATTCTTGAGCACGAACTTCACCTTGGACGGCGGCAACACGAAGATGCCGCTGTCGCGAAGCTGCGCCGATGTACTGTCGATCACGCTGATGACCGCCACAAGCTTGTCGGCGCGCGGGTCGTTGTCGGTATCGAGCGTCTCGTAGTTGGTGCCGTCGAGCGCCGTGATAGCGTACAGGCTGACGTAGCCCGTAGCGCCCGGGGCAGACCCGAACGTCACCGACAGGCGCGCCTTGAAATACTGGATCAGGTCGGCGCTGTTGTCATACTCAGCGCCAACCGCGCACCACGCAGCGTCCGCTAAGTTGTCCAGCGTCGTTGTTAGAACATCGCCTTCACTCGCTGCTGCGGCATCCCACAGAATTTTGCTTGGCATGTTAGCTCCTCAACGCCTTCGAGCAGTCTTCGCTGCTGACGCTCTGATTGAATAACTGTTCCGAGCGCGAGCCGTTGCGGGACGCCATCGCCACGAGATTCGTCCGCGTGGTCGTACCCGCGCCAAAGATGGACGCGAACATCGAGCGCACGCGGGCGTCCGTTGTGTCGAGTGTGCCGGTGGAGACGAGGATGCCGTAGAGTTGCTTGTCGCCCGCCGTCAGGGCGTCGTAGTCAGCCTTGACGGTGTTGGCGACGATCTCCCACGCGGGCACCGCGCTGCGGTAGACGCTGATCGAGCCGCGCACCTCGTTCATCATCTCCGCTAGCTTCCATGTCGTGCCACTCGCGACGTGCGCGGCGAAGCCGTAGCCATTCGGGTCCGTTGTCAGCTCTGTCTTAAGTACCGTGTAGTCGATTGCCATTAGCCCAACCTCGCCTTCAACGCCTCACGCTCGGCATTAAACCTGTGCAGTTTCTCCGTCGCATCCGCAAGTTCTGCCAGAACCTTCTGCAGCTCCGCGACC